CAAACCGGATCAACTATGAGCGATATGTTTATCTACAAATTTACTCACATAGAAACCAATAGATCTTATATAGGACAAACCGTACAAAATCCTAATCAACGTAGATTAGAACATATTTCCCATAGTAGACATAGTCCTAAAGAATATCATTTTCATAATGCATTACGCAAGTATGGAATTGATTCATTTACATTTGAGGTCATTGCCACTGCACATACATTAGAAGAATTAAATTTATTGGAAGAAAAATACGTAAATCAATACGACTCTATTAATAACGGTTTCAATATTAGGCAACCGGGGGGAAATAAGCTGCATTCCGAAAAAAGCAAAGAACGAATGAGCATTGCTCAATGTGCTGCGCACGCAAAGCGTAGGGAGAAAGGCACGGAAGGGGGCTGGAAACGAAGAGATGGCGGCGGAATGAAAGGAAAGGTGCATCCAAATAAAGGTGGGACGACCTCGTTAAAAGGTACTAGAAAAACTCTCGAAGAAAGAGAAAAAATGAGGACAGTTATGCAAAAATTCGCTGCAGGGAAGACCTGGAAATTAGTAAATGGCGTAAGGGTTTGGTGTGAAAAGGAGGCATCGGCTTAATCCCGGTGTACAGAAATCGACTATTTTTACGACGGGCAAGTACGAAGATACTTGACACAGTTTATAAGAGTGATGAGCAATTTTTCCTATCGTGATGGGGCGGGCAGGATCGTGCGTGTGCCCACACGATATGGTGACATGAACAGGCAAGTGGCGCAGATATTGACCAAGAACAGCGAGAACGTAGCTGCCAGCGCTCCTTTCATTGCCTGCTATATCAAAGACATGAAGTTTGATCTAGCTCGCATGCAAGATCCTACATTTGTGCAAAAATACAACATCAGGACTCGATCGCAGGATCCAGTTACAGGAAATTATCTCTACACAGAAGGGGCTGGCTACACAGTAGAAACCATCATGCCCAGCCCTTGGGAAGTCACATTTGCAGCAGACCTCTGGACCACTAATACTGATCAGAAGCTCCAGTTATTTGAACAGATAGCAGTATTGTTCAACCCAAGCATGGAATTGCAGACCACTGACAATTATCTCGATTGGACGAGCCTGACTACATTAACCTTGGATGGCATGACATTTAGCAGCAGGCAGATACCCCAAGGTGTCGAACAAGACATAGATATATTGAATCTCTCATTCAAAACACCGATTTGGATCACACCTCCTGCCAAAGTGAAGAAACTAGGCATAGTAGAAAAAATCATAGCCAATGTACATGCGGTGGCGCCCGGAACTGTCGCCAATGAATTCAACGATCCATTGGCTGTGTACACGTTTGGAACCACAGATGCCACTGTGATTACCACTCCTGGCAACTTTGATCTGTTGGTGTTAGATAACGTGGCCACACTGGTGCATAATGATGCTTCGAGGTTACGTAACGCAACATCGCAACAGGCAAATTCTCCAAACTGGCATAGTGTACTCGACCTTTACCCTGGTCAATTTAGGGCGCATCTTAGCCAGATACGCTTGACTACTCCAAGCTCAACAGAGATAATTGCGACGATGTCGTTAGATCCCAACGACGATACCAAGATGAATCTTTCGTTTGATCCCGATACCATACCATCAAATACCACGTTATCAAATAATCGCGGAACTGTAGATGCCATCATAGATCCTATGAATTTTGTTCCTGCTAACTTGCCTGCCGGAAGGACATACCTCATACTCAATGATATCAACAAGCATGAAAATGACCCAGGATATCAAGGACCGGTAGCATGGCGCAACAGCGATGATACCGATTTTGTGGCCAATGCCAATGATATCATCGCTTGGGACGGCAGCAACTGGAGTGTCGTTTTCGATACCACCGTATCCAACCCTATCACTTACATAACTAATATTTTTACCGGTATCCAATATGTCTGGAAGGATGATCAATGGAGCAAGAGCTTTGAAGGAGTCTATGATCGCGGAGCATGGCGCATAGTCCTATGAAACAAATAATCTGTAGTGGTGGTATTTTCTTGGCCAAAGATACCAAGAGATTCCTGTTCCTGCTCAGGACTCAAGGAAGGACCGCTGGCACGTGGGGTTTGGCCGGAGGTAAGAAGGATCCCACCGACGTCACTCATATCGATACCCTCAACCGGGAGATTGTTGAAGAATTAGGATTCTTACCAGATATCAAAAAGTATGTGCCCTTAGAATATTACAGCAGCAAGGATGACACTTTTTATTACAACACCTACGTGCTCCTAGTAGATAAGGAATTTGTACCCGTGCTAAATGAAGAACATAGTGGCTACGCATGGGTAAGCAATGACAACTGGCCCAAACCTTTGCACAATGGATTGAAGACCACGCTGGCCAGCAGGACCACAAAAGTCAAGATACAGACCATACTAGATCTCGTAGGTTAGATCTTCATCACGCCCGGTAGCCTTGGCATGCCTGGTTTGAGAGCCACTAGCCAAGCAGTGGTCACGCAGACACCTAGATTTTTCATCCAATCATTTGGGAAATAAGTTTCTCTCCTGTACTCTTGGAATCGTATGGTCGTGTTATCAATGAACTGCGCGAGATATGCATCCGTGTAGTAAAGGAAACTATTTTCGTTCCAGTAACTGACATGGGTGGGATCTTGGAAAGCTCCCCTGCCATCTGTGCTAGGGACTTCTATGAAGGCCCAGCCGCCAGGTGCCAAGACACGATGTATCTCAGACATTATCTTGGTCTTATCGTACAAGTGTTCGATGATATGGCTAGCATTCAGCACGCCGACAGAATTATCAGGCAAAGGGATTCCATCGTTGAGATCTGCCACTATGTTTGATCCTTCTCGCAGATCAACAGTGAAATATCCAGGGTAGGCGTTTATACCGCCACCGATATCTACTTTCATCAACCCCCGATTATTGCTGTCTTTCTCAGCCAAAGCCCTGGCATATTGATTGAAAAGTTGCCGTGTTTTTACTTGTATAGCGTCATTCCTAGCCAACCAAGTATTGTCCCCTGTGATCCGGTAGATATACAGCACCTTGGGTATGTGGAACATTTTGGTAGCTAGATAGGTCCTGATCATGAGCTCATGATCATCGCAGATACTGAGTTCAGGGTTGTGCCCTCCGATATCACGGTAAACGCTGGCCCTCCATGCCCTGACATGATCAGGTGCATACCAGATGTAGCCTACGCTATGACTAGTGGCAGGGAAACTATTCATGGCGTATAGATCTTTGCCCCTGAAATTCACTGTCCTGTGGGACCAACCATATGCATTATCATAAGGAACAAACTCGTCCTTCATATGCAGTACCGCATTGTCGCTATAGACGAATCCTACGGTCTTGTCTTCGAATGCTCGATCTAGTTCCTCAAGGCAATCAGATGATAGCAAGTCGTCATGGTCTGCTTCTACTAGGATTTCACCTGCTCCAAGATTAAACGCCAGATTCTTGATTTCCCCGATGTTTGACATGGCATGTCCGGCCACACATATGCGTACCTTAGGATCATCCTTGATCACATCGGGGATGTGTTCGGGTCGGCACTTGTTGTTGAGGTATAGCACCCATTCATAATCTTTGTATGTCTGTGAACAGATGCTCTCATATAGCTCTAACAGATAAGGGGCGTTTTCCGGACTGTGTTCTGGTGTTATTATGCTAAATCTCATTTTAATCCTAATCGAAAAAGAACAGATGCGTCAATCTACCATCCTCGGGTCCTTGTCCAAAATAAGGACCTGCCGAATGGATGCACGAAGCATCCATTATGACTAATCTATTGTACACGTTACCTGCGGAATCTACGATATCAAATTTTGTGCTATCGTAATAACCTCCAGAAAAACTGGCATCGGCATTATCATCCCCGGACCACCTGGCTCCAGACAACACAGATCTATGTAGCCTCGTGCCGCTCTCTAGGGCAGCGCCGGGTGCCAAGTAGATCATGGCAGCGAATCTTTGATTATCCCAGTGATACACCTGGGGATCTTCAGCTGTGCATATCTGGAAAACCCCGTTGGTGCCATAGTTATCCCAGTTTTCTATCCGCCGATTCATCACGCGCTCAAATGCTAACTTGATCGATTCGGGCCTATACGCGGCCACAGACCGACGTCCTTTGAAGTATCGTAGGTCGCTGTGGTATTCTACAGAAAGGGCGTATTTCCTTATCATGTCTGGGTTTGAATAGAAATCATCTACTATCCAAAATCTAGGTTTCTTGGTCGTAGTATTGATAGCAAACACAGCTTCAGGTGCAGGATCCGTGACGTTATCCGAAGCTATCTTATGTAGATAATGGGGATATTGGCCCGAATCTACATACATGTTGGTATTGATGAGGAAGAAATAAGTAGGAAATGGTAGCGTCCTTTCAGGATCTACTAGTTGTTGGGTGTAGTGTAGCATGGTTTTATAGTCCCTCAACTCCCAATGTATTTCAGCTAGATAGACTAAGTGATCATTCCGTGGTGGGCAAAACTGTATGGCTTGATTGTAGCACTCTATGGCTTGATCGTACTCCTTGAGATAGCGATGTGCATTGCCGGCACCGCATAGGGCATAGTAGGCCATCTCATCGATGCCGTTGGCCACATTATTGTGTTTGATCCTCACCACTTCTTTAAAATAAAAAGCGCATCGTCGGGCGTATTCTTGTTGATGCACATCTCGCAGGGGAAAGAAATCTCCGCGGAAACAATCCTCATAACTCTTGCCTATGTACCAAAAGTGGTAAAGATCCGTGAGCATGGTGTTTTCCCGGATCAATTTTTCTTCTAATTTTAGGGCATCGGTCACATATTTGGTAGGTACAGTATAGCTCTCGCCATGGCTCTCGCCGCCCCTCATCCTGAATGTGCGAGGCAGATCGTATCTATGGAAATTTTCCCCTATGCCATCTATATCAAGGTATATGGTTTCGTGTGCGGGATCGTGGTTGAATTTCCAAGGTAATCTAGCATTCCATATCCATGCCCGGTAATAGATGATACCCGGTGCCACCGCAGTCACATGGAAAGATTGATGCGGAGTCCAAAATATGCTCCAGTCAAACCCTTCGTCGACTTCAAGGGTTTCATCGCAGTCCATCTTCATGATCCAATCACAGCCATGATCCAGCTTCAGTGTGGTCTGCAACAAGTGATCTCGATTCCATCCAAAGTTGACCCATCCCTCTTCTACTTTGTAAAGCATGCCCGGTATCCGGGTCTGTTGGGCCCATTCATTGACGATATCGGAGGTTCCATCAGTGCTACCGTTGTCTTGCAAGACCCAGAAATCGATGTATGGGGCCACCGAATCCAACATCCGCCTGATGTTTCCTGCCTCATTCTTGAACATCGAGATCATGCATAACTTGGCACGTATTTCGTCGCCACCTTTGTTAGGCCTTAAGAAATTATAGTATCCTAGATCTTTATGTATAGGCAAAGAAGACCCTGCTGCATTGAAGCAGTCTTCAGCAAAGAACCCATCTGCTTCGTAGATATTTTGGAATCGTATGTGTTTAGCCACGCTCCACCGGACCATGTACTGGGCAGTATCTACTTTTCCGGCTATGGGCTTTTCTGCGGGCGGAGTACGATTGCTATGGTTAAACCAACATTGTCCCCAGTGGATCATCTGATTATCAGCCAGATGACCTTTGACATTTTCGTACCAGTCTGGATGCAATATATTATCGTCATCTAGAACATATATCCAATCATCGTCAGAAGGTATATTGTTATCAGCGAGATACTCTAGAGCCGCGTTTCTTGCGGGATTACCAAAATGTCCAGTTTCCTCGCACTGTAAATTGATAGCGCCGTCCACAGGACTAGTTGTTTTGAC